TGCCAACTTCAGTACCGCCACGCCCAAACTCACGCCGCCACTCTAGGCCGCGCTTCGCCTCTTCTACCATTCCATCAGTCGGTTTGTTCGACATCACCCACCTCTGCTGGTACTGGCTGCTTCATGCCAAACGGCTGATAAGCCATAGATAAGCCAAATTGTTCTGCTGTTTCTTTATCACGCTCAATTTGGGCGAACGTATCTTCTGCGTCACGCCCATAAGTCGCAGCAATGTCAGAATGACTAATAATCCCATTCTGCAATCCTACAACAGCAGCATTCATCTCCTTCAGTGGATCTACCCACTGGAAGCCTCTACCACGCCAAGTAACGTCTTGGCTGAACTTAAACACCTTATTTTCACCAGAAATAGGCACAAATCCATGATCCATCACATGCTCTAGCCAAATGCGATAGAACGGATCAAGGAAGTGATCGATCATAAACCTATGCAATGTGCGGTAGAAATCTCTCTCTTCCAATGCACCCTGACGTATGGACGAATAGCTAGTTCCCTCAAGATCGTTGGCCAATGATGTATAGCTTACGCCCAACCCACCAGCTATGCCGCGCAGAATTGCCTTCTCAAAGTCAGCAAACGCAGATGTCGGGTGCGTTGGGTCAAATGGAGTGAAGTCAACGCCAGCAGGAAGCTGGTGGAACGTGCCAGCTTCAGCATCATAGATGGGCACAGTGTTTTGCTCATCGTCAAACCCGTCAGCCGTAAAGCCATCTCCAGCAGGGCTAGTGAAGAAGCCCATCTTGGCAGCACCAGTTCTAGCCGCAACCAATTCAGCCTCACGATAACCATGCAGCATCTTCAATGACGCAATCGCAGCAACAGACCAAGGAACACCCCTAGTCTGATCTGCACGTTCTGGGCGATAGATGTGCATCATCTCATCCGCAGATACTCGCGTATATTTGCGCTCTGCGGCTGGCGTCATGTAATCATAGTCGCCCTTATGGTAATTTAGCACATAATACGCAATCGGACGCTTGGTTTTGCTGTCAAGCTCAACGCCCATACGAACCTGATTGCCATTTGCCGCAAGCTCATTCTTCTCTTCGTCCACCAGATCAGGCTCAATAAGCTGCAAACCTATGCCGTAGCGCAAATAGTTGCCCTTCACGATCTTCAGGAACACCTCACCGTCACGCGCAACGCCAGATATGATGTGATTGCACAAATCCACCATTGAAAGACCACCATCAATGGTTGGCCCGCCGAAACGTGAGAAATCACGCCAAGCGCCCTCAATTATGTTGTTCCCAGCACGATCTAGCGAATTATCTGGGTTTCTGCCTCTGATCTGTAGGTTAAACCCGTTTTCTCCGACAACATTTACCCGCAAAAGCTGCAAATACCGCCGAAAATACTCATTATTTCGCTCTAAATCACGGCTACGATTGCGCAAATCACGCAACGCCCAACGTATTTCACTGTCAGCGCTTCTGTTTGATCCATGAAAGTCAGCGAAAAGCCGCCCCTTGGCGGCTGCTTGATAATTACGGCGCTGCGGCTTTTTCTTCGACCGCTTGAAGAGATCAAGTACACCCATCAGTTAAACCTCACTTTGATAGTGTTAGGGCTTGGCTTACCCCTCTTCACCGCCTCATTTGACTTCTCACGGTTATAGATGCCCATATATTTATCTCTGGCTTCCTCTAACTCAGCAAAAGTCATCTTGGTTAATGATCTGCCAGCGATTGAATAACTGCCAACATCGCTATCAGCCTTGCCCTTCAATATGGTTTCTATCTTATTAACCATAATCTCAGCAAAGGTGCGCGGGTCTGTGCCATTTACGTCAATATCTTCGTTAAGATCCCAGTGACCCTGATCTATAACGATCCGCTCACTATCGCTATTGCGAACTATCTCTAAGTGCCAATGATGATGACCCGCATCAAAGTTGCTGGAAGCTGTGCCCAAGATGGTAAATAAATAATCATCCCCGCTAGCAGTTCCAGTTACTTGAAACTCGTGGCTTCTACCGGAGGCATCTCTTGATATGTAAGTTGCCGTGTATGCAGTATTTGGGTAATCGTCACTAAGGTCTGTACGCTTCCATTGTACGAAATCACCCACCACAAATTCTGCGGGTTCAGTAGTCGGTGCATTTGCTGCGTCGAATAAATTAGCCATCTATCACCTATAACCGTGAACGAACGAATTGCGGCGCGGCAATGCTGGACGCCTGACTTGCTGAGGTTTGTCCGATTGTACCTTATTTTGGGCCTGTTTTGCAACTGCGTCCATATTTATATTTAAAACGGCTAAAGCAGCGGTTGCGTAGACCCGACAGTCAAGCGCTTCGTTGCGCTGCCTGATCTTCACCCACTCACGTTTTGGACGCCCTTTGAAATACTTAACCACCCTTTTTTCTGCGGTAAGCATCCTAAAGTATTCCTCGTTTCGTCCAATCGGGAAGTGACAATATCCCGCGCCCTCTTCAGTCATCTTCAGGCGAGCATACACTAATTCTTTCGCTGTATCTACTCCCACAGGGAATAGGTTGATTTTACCGATATTATTCTTGCTTGGCCTGCCGATCACAGGCTTGCCCTCACCGCCAATACCCTTGATAGCGAACACCCGCTTACCCGCACGGTTTCGTGCATAGTTGTAAACTTGCTGCGTGTAGTGGCCACCGCTATCGATGCAGGCCGATCTGAGCGTCATGTCACCAGATAGAGGATGTGTATATGTACGCTGCAACGCCCTATCCAGATCAATCCACAATTCCGCTGATGATGGATCACCATATAAGACGTTGTAGTCGATTGACCAACTTTCCTCGCCACGGCCCCAGCCAACTATCTCGTATTCTAGCCGATCATCTTGAACATCTACCCCAGCAGTCAGCATCAGGACGCCCTCAGGTAGCTCATCGCCCCAATCCTCTGCCCGATCAATCAAATCATATTCATCAAGCATCTCGCCCTGTTCTTCCCACGTCTCGCCCAAAGTCGTGTTTACCCACGTCCTAAGCCGCATAGGGTCACGCTTGGCGGCAATAAACTCACCAACAATCTCATCAAGCCGCGTCCAAGGCGAATACAGTGCTGATAAGTGAAAGCCAGCAGTCTTGCCATCGCCGGTATCTGTCTTCTGCCAAGATCCATACCGGATAGCGCGAAACCGATCAGCATCATCCCAGCAAGACCCGCAATGCTCGCAGCTATATTCGGCAGTATTCGGATCATTATTGCTGAACTTAACATTCGCCCACTGAAGCGTCTGCTCGCCATCGCAGTGCGGGCAGCTAACGAAAAACTTGCGCTTATCGCTTTCCTCATACGCTTGCTCAATGCGAGATGCGCCCTTTTCAGTCGGGGTGCTAACCAAGATAATCTTGCGGTTCCAGAATGTAGCGGAACGCTTCTTCGCCAATGATACGGGATCACCCTCTGTGCCAGCAGAGATAGGATAGCGATCAACCTCATCGCATAGAATAATGCGGCATGGACGTGACGCCAATGAGCTAGGCGAATTAGCACCACATGCAGTAACATGACCGCCCGCAAAGACTTTGTGCAAAGTTGTGTTGCCACTGTCACGCGATCTGGGATCACCGATCTTATCCAGCAAAACAGGCGTATCGCGTATCGCAGGAGCAAGCCTGTCCTTGCTCCAAGTCTGAGCCATATCTAGCGTGGGCTGCACAACAAGCATAGGCGCTGGATCTTGATGAATGTGAAAGCCAACCACATTATTGATTAGCTCAGTTTTACCAATCTGCGCAGCAGTCATCAGAACGATGCTCTCCACATTCGGATCAGAAATAGCGTCCATCATGCCACGCTGGTATTCTGCGCGTGAGGTCGACCACTTGCCCGCCTCTGCTGAACTCTCGCTAGATAGCTGGCGAAACTGGTCAGCCCATTCCGATACGGTCAACTTTGGTGGCGGCTTCAGCGCTCGCCGCATCGCCTCAACTAAACGATGCTCAAGCTTCTTCGCTTGACGCCGACTGACGGTATCCGACCAGTTCACTCAATGCCTCTTTGACTGCTTCTTCGATTATCGCTTTGCATTCCTTAACATCCTTAGCTGCATTTACTTCAGCAGCAACCTTGGTTGGCACAGCAAGTAGCTTGACCTTCGATTTAAGCAACTGATCCTCAAACTGCTTCACGATGTCATCAATCTTAACTAGCTCGCCACGGCCAATCGCATTCTCCATCTCCTTTGCGTCAGCCTGCTCCTTGGCCAACCTTGCACGTTCAGCAGATAGATCAAGACCATCTTCGCTGTAACGCCCAGCCGCAATCTCACGC